AAAACTAAATATTTCATCTTTTATGTCCCAGCGACTTAATCGTTCTATATTTGATTCTCCATAATAAGTGTAAGAAATCCCTTTGATGTATTTATAATTTCCTGGTGCTATTCCGCCATAAATTTTAGATTTACCAGCGATAACTTTACCATTTTGAATTTTTTCGAAAGTTAAGTTTTCGTAAGTGTACCACTTTGTAATTATATCAAAAGTTATCTTTTCGCTAAAAGTTCCATTCTTTCCATAACCTTCTGTCTTTGTGACATCTGCTAAAGCTAAATCAGCATACACCTGAAAAATCTCTGTTTGATATTCAAGTGTAACGAACTTTTTGTTAAGAATATCGTTTATAAAGTCTTTCATCAATTGATAATTTTCTTCTAAACTTTCGCCAAACGTTTCTAACTTAAACTCTATTTGAGGTTGAGTGATCGAGCGAGTTCCCATTACTCCGATACCATTACTTTGCCAAATGTTATTAGTTGATTGTAGCCCTAAATTAGAGGGCTGATAAAATCTAACTTTTCCATTTGTAACGTCCCAAACTTTATCATCTGTTCCGTCTAAGTTGGTATGTATTTTATACTGTCTTACCATTAAGCCCTCCCTAATTCAAATTCTCGTCTGATTGCACGTGCTAAGTTAGAAACGTCTTGACCAGCACCGCCTTGTACGTTAAATGTGTTATACGTTCTATTGTCGCTTGATACGCTATTAGTGCTTAAACCGTAACCGCTAGAAGATAAGTTAACATCTGTTAAGCCTACTACCATAGAACCTTTGAACAGTCCTCCAAGTTTACCAGCGATACCATTAATTGCTCCTGATATATTGTTAATTGTATTTGTTACACCACCTAGAACGCTGTCTATTGTGTTCTTGATTCCTCCAAATATTCCACTAAAGAAATCACCAAGACCATTAAATACTCCTGTTATTGCATTATAAGCATTAGAAGCAAAGCCACCAAAATCGCTGAACACTCCACTAACTGCATTTCTAGCACCATTGAACACTCCACTAAAGAAGCTACCGACTCCGCTAAATACACCTGAAATTGCTCCCCAAGCGTTAGAAGCGAACCCACCTAGAGAGCTGAATACTCCGCTAACGACACCGCGAACCGAATTAAATATTCCACTAAAGAACCCTGAAACTGCACTCCATATTGAGCGAACTACTCCCCAAGCACTAGAAGCAAAACTTCCGATTGCGCTGAAAGCACTAGATACAACTCCCCTTACAACATTAAATATACCACTGAAGAAACCTGAAATAGCACTCCATACTGACCTAACTACATTCCAAGCTGAAACAGCAAAGCTACCAATGGAACTAAATACTGTTGAAACTACTGAACTAACAGCATTAAATATTCCACCAAACCAAGCTGACAGGCCTTGCCATGCGTTAAGAACTAATTTATAAGCACCACGAATTATAGCCAAGATGAGTTGAAAAGCTAAGTTGATTATTGAACCGATTAGATTAAATATAGATTGATAAAAACTAATTAAAGGTTGGAAAGTTGTAACAAACCAGCTATAAGCGTCTGTTACTAAATTTGAGATAGTCGTAAATACAGTTGTAACAACATTTACTATTCCGTCCCATAGCCCTGTGAAAAAACCTGTAACTCCAGCCCATGCTGTTTGAATTCCAGTAACAACAGTCGTCCATAAGGTGGTAAAGAATGTTGTTATTCCATTCCATGCGTCCTGAATACCTTGTACAATTCCGCTGAACCAATCAACTAAACCTTGCCAGATACCTTTTGCTCCGTCAACTACTCCGTTCCATATATCAGCGAACCATTGACCAATACCGCTAAAGAATGAAACCACGCTATCCCATGCGCTCTTTAAGAAGTCTACAAAGTCAGCCCATATCTTTTTGCCTGTTTTAGTTTGAGTAAAGAAGTAAACTAGACCAGCAACGACTGCTGCAATTGCTACAGCTATAGCAACAAACGGATTAGCAATAATTAAACCAAATAAAGCCTTTACTGGACCCATAGCCATTTTTGCGACCGAACTAATAGTTTTAAAAGCATCTATTACTCCTAATATACCTTTAGCTACTTTGAAAGCTGCAAAGGCACCAGCAAGAACTACTAAAGTTCCTTTTAAGACTGACATAGCAGTTTTGCTTTCGCTAATCTTTTTCATAAAATCAGCGATACTCTTCGTGATATCAGCAAACTTATAAGCAAGCATGGTAATTGTTTCTGCTACATTCTCAATAGAAGATGAGTTTTTTGAAGTAGCATCATCAACTCCAGCGAAAGATTTTATAAGATTACCAATAATATCAATTACTGAACCGAATGCACTTTTTAGATTATCCCATATAGCAGAGAATTGGGCTATTGCACCATCTTGCTGTAACTGTTTAAATAAGTCTTGAAAATACTTAATTACTTTTGTTAAAGTTTTACCAGCACTTTCACCCCAACCGCTCATTTTATCGATTAAACTACTAATAATAGGAGTTAAAGCGTCCAAAGTAGGTAACAAAGCAAGCGATAATGTTTCGTTAAAACTATCCCAAGCGTCGCTAATTGTCGTTACTCCGCCACCACCTGCTTTAGCGAGCTTTTGCATAGCTTCATCTAGCATTCCAACAGATACTGCACCTGCTTCACTAGCGCCTGCGAAAGAGCCATATTGTTTCAAAGCTGGGTTCATTTCCATAACGGTTGATTTAAGAGCTGAACCAAGAGCTGTGTTATTATCTGTTAGCTGATTAATATTTTCAGCAGTAACTTTTCCAGCTGCTGACATTTGACCATAAGCCTGAACGACACCTTTAAGGTTTTCTCCAGTACCGCCAAACGCTTGGTTAGCCTTTACTAGTGCTTCTGTTTTACCAACAGCCGACTTAGCAGTATCACCTAAACCAATGAACGTTGTTGAAAGTTTAAGAGTATCTTCGGTATTTGCATTTGTATCTTTAGCAAGTGTTTGCATGGATTTGCTTACATAATCAAAGTCCGCACCATTACCTTTGAACTTCATTGTATTCTGCAATGAAATCATGGCTTTTTGAGCATCCATTGCATCAGATACCCAGCCTTTTAAGCCATTACCAACAGCACTGACAGCACTCGCACCAATTTGCCTAAATGCACCTACTGCAATTTCTCTAAGACTGCTAAAACGTGACTTCATGCCGTCAATTTCGCTATTTACACCCTTGGTGTCCATTTTAACGTCAATATGCCAAGAACCTGATTTAATAGCGCCCTCGACTTGCTTAATTTCGCTCTCTAGCCTATTAGCTTGTGTTTCTGCTGTTCCTAAATCTCGAGTAAGCTGTAACCATTTTTTTTGACCTGCTGACGTACCTTTGTCAACCGTAGAAAGTTCTTGTTTTAATTTTGTTGCTTTGTCACGTGATAAGCCCAACTGCGCTTGTAAATTCTTCTGCAATTGTTCCATTTTTTTTGGATTTGCTGGGTCAAGTTTTAGAGCTTCACGTAAGTTTTTAGCTTCTCCTCTAAGCCCTGACATTGCGGTATTGACACCTTTAAGTGAGTTCTCGAACTTCGTGACATTGCCGTATATCTCGACCTCAAACTTTGCATTACTTGCCATTACATACCCTTTCTTTTACGCCTTTTCTCTTTTTCTTTTTCCTCTTTCTTCTTCTCTGCAATAAGTTCGATTAATTTATAAACAAGTTCTAATTCCATTTCCATGAACTGTGTTATATCAATTTCGTTATTGCCTAAAACAGTCAAAAGTTCTAAAGTTTTATTTTCCTTTACAGTATCTTTCTTTTTCTTAATCAATGAACTAGAAGAAAAGAAGACCATATCGTCTTCCGTTTCCTCTTTTTCTTTAATAAAAACAGTCTTACAGAAGATATTGATTAACTCATTAGTTGTAGGAAGCTCTGTTTTGTCGTCTAAGGCACTTTGCAGCCCTCCGTTACAATCTACCCAAAGTATCAACAACTTGTCTGTAAAGCTCTCCATTTGCTCTGTAAAGTCATCAGGAATATAACCAGCGACAAAAGAATTTTGTAGGTCTGCAAAGTCTTTTAAATCTGTAATAAAGTCCGAACCAGTTAGTTCTAAGTATCTAATTGCATGTTTTAAAATCATTTACAGTCCTTTCAGCTCATTAAATTTCTTTCTGCCACAGTTCGACAAGTTCTTTAAGACCTTTACCGTCAGTATCGAACTCAAAGCTAGTACGAAAGTCTGCAAAGTCGCTTTTAGCTTTTACAATGTTATCTTGAAAAAGAGCCAAGTATAGACCATATTGAACGAATTCCATTACATCAGTAATTTCTCCGTCTTCTTTTTTAAGCTCTGTGTCCATTGCCTTTTGTTGTTGGAAAAGGTCTTTCCCTGTAATCATTTTAAATTTACGTGCTGTACTCAATTGTTTTGCCATTTTATTTTATATTCCTTTACTTATTCTATTTTTTTCCAGCTATATCTTGCTGGGTCTGTACTTTGTTTGCTGGAATCATTGTCAGTATATGTTCCGATATAGCTTGGATAATCGCTGGCTGTTACTTCACTAGCCGAAGGCATGTATGGAGTAGCGGTTGAGCCTTTTTCTAATTTTACAGGAGATAAAATAAATTGATCGGTCGCTGTCAATGGTTGATTCTTATTAGATGAATAGGCATAATTTACCACAGACTTGAGAGTATCTCCTGTCCTATTAGGAGCCGCTGTAGGTTCTGGAATAGTAGCGGTAAATGGCACTTTAGTCCATTTGCCATCATTTTTAACTTCTACATCGCTACCCTCGGAATAAGCCCAGCCAGTGGAAACCCCGTCGTTAGGCTCTGTCTCAGTTCCATATCTAAACCCCATTGAAGGTTGAAAACGTATAGGTCTATTACCTATGTTTTTTACCCAAAATGACTCGGTTATAGTATCGCCACTCTTTAACTCACCTACATCATTTGCAACTCTCATTCCAGTAGAAGCGGCTCTTGTTGAAGGTGTGTATTTTCTACCCTCAGAAATTCCTGGTAAATCAGTTATAGATATTTTTTCCGATTTATCCGTTCCACTACCCTCAGAAATGTTTGTAGGTAAAATATCATAGTTTAATCGAGTGTTGTTCGATAAGTTCAAGTTTGGATAAACGGTCATGAATCTATCTTTACCGTTTGCGCTATATGCAAAGGCTACGTGTTGAGCCCCGTCGGGCACACTAGGGTTTGTCAGTTACAGCAAATCCTGCCGAAGCATCTGGATAGCCCTCGGCGGAGAAGTTAGCGATATAAACGTTAGGAGCAAGTTCATTGTTTGTCGCACTATTTCCATGCACATCGCTAATTGTCGAAGTTACTTTTACATCTTGCCCTTTAGAGTTTTTCAAAGTAGCTGGTAAAACAATTGTTCCGTCATTATGCCCTTTAGTTTTCGTTTGAACGTTTGCAAGAACTGGGGCAACTAATGTAACGCCACCAGCTAGTTGAGTATCAGGTTGCATGATGAATAGTCCGCTTTCCATTTTCTTAGCAAAGTCTTTAGCTTGTTCTCCCCAAATTTCGTACTCAATAGCAGGGACTTTTTTATTTCCATTCAAATAAATATCTGATTCAGTCGCTTGTACTGCCAAAGTCCATTGGATAGGGTCTACACCGTCTACTGAATCTGTTTCTGATTCTTTCGTTGGTTCTGCTGTAGGTTTCAATTTAGGATAAACGACTACACGGTAACCGTCAATAAACTCTCCTGTAACTTTATCACGTTTGCGCCCTTTAATAAGATACTGAACGCATTTCGTTTTCCAATTACCAGTAGGAGACCAACCCAAGCCATTCGCTGTTCTTTGTTGACCTAAGATATCCTCTTTAAGCGCTTGGTCTGTTTGAATAAATACCATTTCGCCTTGAAGCAAGGTAGCACCTTTTTTAACTCCATGGTCTGGTACGTCATCGGCTGGATAGCTGTTAGTTTCCGCTTGGTCTTCCATTTCGCCAACTGATACTAAACCAGTTACAATTTTATGGTTAGTGAACTCTGGTTTTCCGTTACTCCCCTGGGCCATATCAGCTACGATTAGAGCTTCATTACCAAAGAAAATCTCACGTGAATTATAATCTAATTTCATTTTTTCTCTTTTCTATAATTTCATTGAATTGGCATAATTAGCGCCTTTTTTCAATGTTGTTTTAACGTCTTCCATACCTTTTTTTTCAACCAAGAAATACATACCATGATAACCACTAGTATAATTAGCTCTAGTCCCTGCATCAACTACTACTTTATCGCCTTTTTTAACTTGCTTTAAGTTTCTTGACAATTCCCCAGTATTTTGATATCTGGCATAAGTATAGGTATGACCGTGACTTCTGATTAATCTAGTTCTTCGGCTTGCAGCATTTGCCTTAGCCTTAAACTCTGCTTCAAACCAATCGCCCATGCGTTCTGTTACTTTAGTTTGCATTTCTTTAGCTATGCTTGATGTATTAAGTAAATTCATTGCCATGCTTGACCACCTGCACCACAAGGCAAAT